TGATGTTCCGAGTGTTATCTGAGGGCTTGATCCTGTAAATGTGGTAGGCCCAGATACATTCAAGGATATAAGTGTACCAACAGATGTCAATGACGAATTAACAACATTCGCAGCAAGTGTCGTACCAGATAACGTGCCGGCGGCCGCTCCTGCAGGTGCAGACCACGATGGTGCCAACCCTGTACCGTTTGATGTAAGTATTTGTCCCGAAGTACCATAATTAGCCCCAGCTACACCTAATTCACCGGCTATACCAATACGGAACCGCTCTGAGGCACCTACATAAAATGTTGCCGGAAGAATTGTCCCAGTTCCATTGGCAGTTGATATAAATCGAATATCTGTAGACGATGCAGAAAGTGCACCGAAACCAGCATTAGTAGTATCACTATTATTATAAACATCAATTTGGCTAACCGTACCTGATCCGTTTGGAATAATACCTAAAGCTGATAAACCATTTGTTGTCGATGTTTGAAACATCATTCGGTTATTTGGCGTTACATTGCTTAAATCACTGATAATTCTCTGGCCTGTACCATTAAATGTAAGATTACCAGATGTTGTTATTGAGGTAAGTATACCGACAGATGTTAAGGATGAATTAACAACATTTGATGCAAGTGTTGTACCTGTTAATGCACCAGCTGGTGCTGTTAATGGAGACCACGTCGGCGGAGTACCGGCGCCATTTGAAGTTAGCACCTGCCCAGATGTACCAAACGTAATGCCATTTGATCCAACAGACCACGAACCATCGGCCAGAATGCGTAAACGCTCAATATGTGTTGTACCAGAGCCTGCAGGTGCTGTTTTAATTACAACAGGGCCACCGGCAACCGCTGGTGCAGTACTTAGACCTCCGTTGATGTTAACGGTGCCACCACCGGCCACCGCAGTACCTGCCTGAATATTAACCGATGTCCCGACAGATGCAGAGCCCGAGCCGTGATTACCACCTATAATAGTAACTATACCACCATCCGCATTAGTTGCAGCATTTCCACCCTGAATTAAAACGTTACCGCCTATGAACGTAGATGATGAATATGTAGCGTCATACGAACCGCCTGTTAAGGTGAGTTGAGATCCTTGATTTGGTTGACCACCTGCATCTACAAGTAAACCGCCGGCACCTTGGCCAGCTGTTAGGTTTACTGGCCCTTGTATCATCATTTGAGGAATATTACCGACGAGGCCACCACGATAACCAACTAACGATGCCGCATTTGATGCTGTTCCGAGCGTAATCTGAGGAGCAACAGATGTAAAGGTTGTTGCATTCGGAACAATACCGCCTGTAAATGGCGGAACAGGCTGCCATGTTGGTGCCACTGAGCCATTAGAAGTGAGCACCTGACCACTAACGCCGGCGGCGGTAATACCAGTTATGTTGGTGCCGGATTGATACGGAACACCGCCTGCTACTCCGCCTGCAATATTTGTTGCGGTTGTTGAAGTAGTTGCATTACCAGATAATGATCCAACAAAAGTAGTCGATGTAACTGATGTCAATCCTGTAAGCGTCGACACTATAGCACCAAGCGCAATGTTTGTTGTACCAATGGTTAGTGAATTGCTTGTTAAAGCACTAGGAGGAATACCAGTGAAGTTTGTTCCAGTGAATGTTGGTGCCGAAGAGAATCCAAGTATAACCGATCCAGTAGATGAAGAGACTGAAAGATTTGAATTATTGCTCGAAATTCCTATAACACCAGTATTTGTAACAGTAACTGCACCAGTTGCGCTTACATTCGTGCTTAAACCAGTATTTGTTGTTAAATTCAAAACACCAGTATTAGAAATGATATTACTTGCGATATTGATACCAGTGCCTTGTGTATAAGTACCTGCACCAGCAAACTGTGTAAATACAATGTTATCAGTACCAACAATAACATAATCATATGCTGGTGAAACATTATGACCAGTACCAATTGTCGTTTGCGCCCACTGAGTACCGATAAGCGTTCCCTCTTGAACAAATGTCAAATCACCTGCCTGCACTTCGCTTGTCGGCGATCCATCGAAATCAGATGCGCGAGTCAGTACCCACGGGGCACCCGGGCCCGGAACATCAGGTGCTCCAAGTGAAGTAACGACATAGATGCCATTCTGAAGCTGTGTTGCCTGATCTTTAACTAAAACACGAGCTCCGACAACAAGAGTATTATATCCGCCAACTCCAGCACCCGCATTGATGGCATTAATTGAGCCATTTGCATTAGCTGTGAGCGTTGCACCAACTCCGCCAGTGCCGTTATTATATGTCGCAGCTGGTAGATTACCAGCTGCGGTTGTGGATGTCTCACATGCTGCGTGAACTGTGATACCTGTGGCAAGATTATCGACGTACTGCTTCGTTGCTGCACCTAATGGTGTAGTTGGGTCTGCATTAAGAATAAGATATCCAGTCATTGTATCACCAGATTTCAACACATTACCTGATGCTGAACCGGTTAATGATCCCGAAACTGTCAAGTTCCCTGGTATGGTCACATTGTTGCTCGTGTCAATGTGAATACCATCTGTTGTATTTACACCAATTTGCAAAGGAAGCAATGTCCCAGTGCCAGTCTTTGTTGAAAGAAGACCGACCTGAGATGAAGATATTGTAAGTGTAGAATACGATGAATTAGAAACATCGCCATTGTAGAACATCGAAAATCCAGTTGTGCCAATCGACGGTGTACCGTTTGATGCTGCGGTTATCATTGTAGAGGAGTTTGCAGCACTGGTAATAAATCTTGTTCGAGTAGTTGCAACACCAGAGAATGGTGCAACAATATGGGAACTATTCGATAAACTAATTCCAGTAGTGTTAGATGCTGAGGTCGATGTTATACCGAAACCAGAAATTGTACCCGACGATGTGACACTTGTGGGAGTAATGTCACCGAGATTAAGAACAATAGTACCCGATGATATAATCGGTGAATTGGTAACATTGATTCCATTATTACCCGATATGCCAACATATGTAACCGTACCTACTGCGGTACTAAGTGGCAAACCGTTAATTGTAGGTAATTGTTTGAAATCAACAATCTGCGTTGCTCGAGAAACTGTGAGTACCGGTGTTTGTGTTAATCCGTTATCTGTAACAGAATACATTCCAAAATTAGAACCAGTAGATGATCCTGTTTCTAATGTAGCATCTGCTTGCAGTACCCATCGATCAAGGCCGGCAGTCCGAAATGTAAGTGGTCTTACAAGGCCGGCATTATTTGATATGTGTAATCCAGAATTAGTGAATGTAGAAGTTGATGTTAATGCACCAGTTAATTTGTTGATTACAAAACTTGAGGAACCACCGAATCCATTATTATCATTATATTGGATATTAGTATCATTGCCACCTGCTGCAATAATCGATGGCACCCACGAGACGTTAACACCATCTGTTGATAAAATTCTACCATTATTACCGATTTGCACTGGTAATAGCGCATTGATTGCATCTGGCGCGGTAATTTGTCCTGTGCCGCCCTGAGAGATGGGTAATGGGCCACTATTTGATTGAGCAAGAACACTACCTATAAACTGAATACCCATGAAGTATCTCCGATTGATTCATTTTTATTATTTATCACCAATCATATACCCAAAAGAAAACTGCATTAGCGATGTACTTAATACAGTTTTTGTAATCTAATGAAATTATGTTAAACCACTACCAGAGATTATCCAGGTTGTTGCAGTTGTCTTAAGAATGGTTGCCATTCCGTATGCACCTAGTGTTCGTGTGCCGGTAGCACCACTACCGGCCATGTATAATGTATCAGTAGTAATTTGAATTGTGCAGGTACCAGCGCCTTGATTTACAAAAGTAATCACAGTACCTATCGGGATCGAACCATCATTGGCAGGAATTGTATATATCTGACTTGCAGAAGTATTAAAAATATGCTTACCGGACGAGGCACTAGTTATTGTGGTTGAACCAGTAGCAATTTGTGGCACCTCTAGATAACCAACTGTAAAGTTATTCGCGGTAAGTTTTCCAGCAACCACCATATTACCATTGATATCGGTGGTAATTCGATATATCGAATGTGTGGTATCGTAAAGATTTAGTTGTCCAGTATCGGTTAAGGACCAATATACGTCTGTATTGGCATTCCACAGTTCAACTCGTTTCTCTCCAATTTGCCCACTGCCTACGCGAAGTAATGCACCGTTGGCATACGCACTTCCACCAGTATTCAGAGAATTTTGTGCCGTAAAGTCTCCAATACCTGTAATAGATGCAATTGCAGAACCAGCTGCATTTAAGAAACCATATGCACCAACTGCACCATCTTGTTGAGGTCGAATTAGATATCCCCAGTTTGCATCCGGTGATGTAGATATGTATGCATTAATACCAGCGCCGGCAAAATATAATATCTTATTAATCGAATAATTATTTGCGGTATTCAATGCATTAGCTGTTGAAGCAGTTGTTGCTGTGGTTGCAGTTGATGCATTACCGGATAATGAACCAACAAAAGTAGTTGATGTAACCGATGTCAAACCAGCAAGTGTGGTACTTGTGGCACCAAGCGCAATATTTGTTGTACCAATCGTCACAGAACTGTTCGTTAGTGCTCCATTTGGGATACCAGTGAAGTTCGTACCAGTTAATGTTGGTGTATTAGTCCACGATGGTATGGCACCAGAGATTAATACTTGGCTCGATGTTCCTGTTGCAAGCAGAGAGGTTGCTCCGGCACCTGTCTGGTAAGGAACATTACCTGCCAGACCTCCTGCAATATTAGTTGATGTGGTTGCGGTGGTTGCATTACCGGATAATGAACCATTAAACACTGTGGCTGATAACACGCCTGTACTTGGTACAAAACTAAGACGTGTACTTGTTGTTTTCTGTGGTAGATTACCTGTATTTGCTGTAACCCATGTAGGATATACCGAGGTAGCAGTTGTTGTATCTTCAATGATTGCAGTATTGGTTGCGTTGGTTGCTGTTGTTGCTGTTGTTGCATTACCAGACAAAGAACCAACAAAAGATACTGCTGTCAATACACCGGTACTTGGTACAAAACTTAACTTTGTGCTGGTGGTGCTAACAGGTAAGTCTCCGGTATTTGACGTAACCCATGTAGGGTATACCGAGGTAGCAGTTGTTGTATCTTCAGTAATTGCAATATTGTTTGCATTGGTTGCTGTTGTTGCTGTAGTTGCATTGCCCGTGAATGTAGTTGCTGCAATTGATGTTAAGCCCGATAATGCAGTAATCGTTGCACCAAGCGCAATATTTGTTGTGCCAATCGTTACAGAACTGTTCGTTAGTGCTCCATTCGGGATACCAGTGAAATTGGTTCCGGTTAATGTTGGAGCTGATGAAAACCCAAGTGTAATAGAGCCCGTCGGGGATGATACTGTAAGATTTGAAGAACTGCTCGATAGTGAGGTTACACCAGTATTAGAAATGATATTACTTGCGATATTGATACCAGTACCCGGCATATAGGTGCCAGGACCAGAAAATTGGCTAAAGGTAATATTATCAGTACCAACAATAACATAATCATATGCCGGTGAAACATTATGACCAGTACCGACAGTAGTTTCAATCCATTGAGTACCGATAAGCGTTCCTTCCTGCACGTATGTTAGATCACCGGCCTGGACCTCGCTTGTTGGTGATCCATCGAAATCAGATGCACGAGTTAACACCCACGGAGCACCTGGTCCTGGGACATCAGGTGTGCCAAGAGCAGTAACGACATAAATACCGTTTTCGATTTGTGTTGTCTGATCTTTAACTAGGACACGCGCATTAATTGCTAGTGTGTTATAGCCGCCAACGCCGGCACCTGCGTTGATGGCATTAATCGAGCCATTTGCGTTAGCTGTAAGTGTTGCGCCAACTCCGCCAGTGCCGTTATTGTATGTCGCAGCTGGTAGATTACCAGCTGCGGTTGTGGATGTCTCACATGCTGCATGCACATTCACACCGCTAGCAATGTTATCCACATACTGCTTTGTTACTGCGCCTAATGCATTGATTGGGTCTGCATTAAGAATAAGATATCCAGTCATGGTATCGCCAGATCTTAGTATATTAAGCGATGCCGCGCCGGTAAGGGCACCGGTGAAATTTGTTGATGTAACAGATGATAATCCAGCAAGTGATGTAGTTATTGCGCCAAGGGCAATATTTGTCGTACCAATAGTTAAAGAATTATTCGTAAGAGAACTATTCGGAATATTCGTTAAACCTGCACCAGATCCATTAAATTGACTTGCAGTTACCTGTCCAACTGTATTAACATAATCTATTCCAATTGTAAAGGTATCCGGTCCCGGGGTTTTGATAACATTTATACCATTCATTCCCGATAATGAACCTGACATATATCCAAAGATATCTACACCAATTGCAACATTCTGCCATTTACTCATTACACTGTTATAACGAAGATATTGTCCAGTAGAAGGAGATACAATACTAACATCTTGTAAATCAGACAAGTTGCCAGTTTGTGGTGCAGCATAAATATTGATTGTCACTTCATTCTTCCTTATATTCCTTACTATTTATCTAGAAATATCATTCTGGTAAGATTGATAAATATACTTGAGATAAGGATTATCGAGATGCCAAGAATATCAATGTGGAACCCAATTAAAGGGGCAGACTTCAACTTTACTGATCGTACAGTCGGTGAGAATTTTCGTATCGCAGGTGATGGAATATTGGTGCACGAATACATAGGGCCGTCTGTTGATTCAACTGGTAATATTGATACATCACTTACATCTATCCAAGATATTCTGTTTCTTGAAAATACTGCAAGAAAATATAACCCAGATGTTATCGAACTTAGAGGACATCATCAACCACAAGATGTAAATTATGATTTGTCACAGTTTGGTATTTTCTTAAGCTCCGACACAATTCGTATACAGTTTCATTACAACGACATGGTTGATGCGCTTGGTAGAAAATTAATTGCAGGTGATGTTTTAGAATTTCCAAGTATGAGAGATATTCCTATTTTTGACAATGCTGTCGGTATCAATCGATATTATGTTGTCCAGGATGCACTCTGGGCGGCTGCTGGTTATGGACAGAAATGGTTTCCACATATTTGGCTTGTCAGAGCAAAATTAATGACTGCATCGCCCGAATTTAAAGAAATTACCGATCAAGCAAATACTGGCCAGACTGCAGGCGGCGTTGGGCAGGGTATTGGCATTATGCCAGAAGGATTTACTGATACTGCCGATTCAAACGGAAATCCAGGCACTGGCCCTAATCCCGATATTAAGGCATCTCTTAATCTATTCTGCAGAATTATTAATATTACTGATCAAAATGTGGTCGAAGCTGAGCAAAACGCGTTCTTTGATCCAAAATTCTTTGAAAGTGCAAATCTTTATATCTACATTGACCCAACCACTGGATACCCAGTTATCGGTAGCAACTATTTTAGCGGAGATGGTGAACCACCAAATGGCGGCCCATTATTAGGTGCTGGTATATCATTTCCGTTGGGTATGCTAGATGGACAATACTATTTAAGACTTGATTATTTTCCAGAAAGATTATTTCAAAAACAAGGTAATTGTTACAAACTCATTGAGGTAGACGTGTTAAAGAATTGGACTGCCTATAATCGTGTACTTGACACATTTATCGATAATAATAATGACACACTTCTCCCTACCGGTGAGGTTATACCCGAGAAACAAGCTGTATCGTCTGTTGTTAAACAAAAGGTGGATTTGTATGCACAGCGAAAAGTTAATACTACTGCAACAGAAGAGGCAAGGGCTAAGATTGCAGAAGATCGCGCAAAACAAAAACCCAATTAACAGAAAGAGGCACCCAAAATTGATTTTTTTTACGATAGTCAGGTAAGACGTTATCTGTTGCAATTTATGCGGATTTTCTCTGATATCAAAATCAGAACGGGTCCAGATGCCAATGGATTTTATTCTATTACTCGCGTCCCCATTGTATATGGAGATCCGAGCTGGGTAGTTGCCCAGATTATTAAAGGGGCCAGCGAAAATACATTAATGCCGGCACCGATGTTCAGCGCATATATTGACAACATTAAGATGGCGCCGACTCGCAGGCAAGATACACAGTTTGTTGGTAAAGTTTCTACAATCGAACGAGAATATAATCAACAAGCCGAAACGTATGGAACTGGCTCTGGCGTTCGATATGATGTAGAGCGTTATATGCCAGTTCCATACGACATCACTTTTAAACTTGATTGTTGGACTACAAATACCACAACTAAATTACAATTGATGGAACAAATTAATACAATTTTTAATCCATCTATTCAATTACAACAGAATAGCAATTTGCTCGATTGGACCAGCACATTTGAAGTATGGATGGAAGATTTTACGTGGACAAATCGTTCAATTCCACAAGGTGGAGAAATTGAACGAGATGTTATGAGTTGGAAATTCAAGGTACCTGTTTGGCTCAATCCTCCTGCAAAGGTTAAGAAGAGTAGCCTTATTGCGGAAATTGTCACTAATGTCTTTTCTGAAACCGATATACACGGTATTGAAGCAAGTATTAATGGCGATTATGATGCGTTCAGAACCTGCCTTAATGATGTTCCTATTCAAATTATTACAACCGAAGGGAATTACAAAATTTCTGTTGCAAGAAATAATAATCGAGACGAAATCACATTGCTTAACGAAAACGGCAATACATTGCCTATGCAAAGCTGGCAAAAGCTCATTAATATATATGGGCAAATTGAACCTAATATCACCAAAATTAGGCTAAAATTAGACCCTAACATCGATGTTACAGATTCTGATATAATCGGTAATATTGCACAAGATCCATTGCGACAAAATGTGCTTATTTTTACCCCTGATATCGATACCTTACCTGCAACTACACTCTCACCGATTGCAGCAATTGTCGACCCAACTGAAGTTATGCCAGGAAATGGCCTACCTGCAGCGGCCGCTGGTCAACGATATCTTCTTACCTCAAACAATAGTTCCGGCGAAGAGACTGCAATCCCTATGGGTGTATCGACTAGTTCTTGGGGGTCCACTATTGTCGCATATCCAAACGACATTATAGAATTTAATGGTGTTAAATGGATTGTTGCATTTGATTCAAGAAATGCAACAGGGTTAAATTATGTAGTAAATAGCTCAAACAGTTCTCAATATACATTCGACGGAACACACTGGACATATACATATTACGGTATGTATTCGCCCGGATACTGGAGAATTGACGGGATTATAAATGCCCCAGACGGAACTACAATTAATCAATACGAATAATGGACCTACAATCTCAGACTATGAATAATATTTTACCAGACAAGATAGGCGTTGGTACAATCTTTATTTCATCAAAAACTCAACGTGTTTTATTAAACCTTAGGGCACCGCATAAGACACATTCCATGTGCTGGTCGTTATGGGGCGGTATGGTCGAAGAGAATGAACAACCTAAGGATGCACTACTTCGGGAATTAACAGAAGAAATGGGATTTGTTCCCGATATTGAACGAATTTATCCATTTGATGTATATCAGAGTAAAGACAGACATTTCAAATATTACAGCTTTGTATCAATTGTGGAAGACGAATTTGTACCTATTCTAAATAGAGAAAGCTGTGGTTATTGTTGGATCGACCTTGGGATCTGGCCTAAACCAATGCACCAAGGTGCTAAGATAAGTTTCTGTAGCACCAAGGCAATTGATAAAATTCGAGTCATACTAAGTCAACACCCAATTGATGATTAATAGCGTTGACCAAGTTCCCTTGTAATCATTGAGAACGCATCAAATTCAACGGTTCTAGGTGCGGCCGTATTTGTCTGGATATAACTGCCTACATTGACTGCGGCCGCCGGAACGTTTGTCGAAGATGAAGTATACTTTACACCATTAATCACCGGTGTCCATGTTGTACCATCAAAAAATGCTTCCAACAGGTACCATGTATTTGCTGCAACAGCAAGTGTGGTTGTTATAGCAGTTGCCACACCGCCCGATCGTGTAACAAACTGCCAGTTAGCATTTGTTACACTATCGAACAAGAAAAGTACACCGTTAGTACCAAATGTTGTTACTGTTGCAATATCCTGCCCCACACCAAATTGTGCAGTAATTGTTGTTATCGTTGGAATTCGAACCAACCAAGAAAAATATTCTACCTGATTAGACATAATAACAGGTGTTGTTGTAAGATCACCTAAAGAAAGTGTAATATTGTTTCCAAGAGTTGCACCAGTTGATATAGCCAGTATTCCCGGATGGTCAGTCACTGCTGCGGTATATACAACGCTCGGTTGGCCGGCTGGGGAAGTCATCGTCCAGTTCATATCACCATATGCACCGATTAAATCTGTAGCAGTGTTACCTGACATGAATTCATCATACCATGATCGACGCTTTCTATATAATTGAGTTCTTTGTATAGCAGTCGGTGATTGAAAGATTGCGTATGGGTTGGAATAACCTTCAAGAATTTCTTCAGTAGAGTTAAATCTAAGCATTGCATCTGTTGGAGCAACAGGGCGTTGAGCTGTTGTGCCTGCCGGTATTGTAGCTGACCCGGTTCCTGGAATAATTGGATTAGATGCGAGTGCAAGAGTAATACTACCGGCACCGTTAGTAATAGCAAGCTGATTTGCTGTTGCGGTTAACGTAGAGGCAACTGGTGCAACACCAGTTGAACCAATTAGTAGTTGTCCATTAGTTGGTGTTGCAGTTGTTGTTAGTGTACCAGCGGTCCCTGAATATAAAAAGCTATTCGGTGTTAATCCAGACACTACCAGATTACCAGATGATATTGTTGTAGTGCTGAGAAGATTAATCATACCGGGTGTGCCTGTACCTTGCGCAACGCCGGCAGCAATAGAAACATTACCACCGTTTCCATTTACTGCACCCTGAGCATTTGCTGCTCCAATTAAAATATTTCCACCGCTACCTGCTGTGGGTACACCACCAAATAGAGAAACATCGCCACCGTCACCTGAGACGGTGCCGCCTGGTCCACCACGAACTGTAGTATTGCTACCATGTGATGTTGTTGTAGCAGCACTGTTAGGTATAACTGTAATTCCGGTACCGAGTGTACTTGTGTATGAAGCAGTAGCTGTGCCTGCTATAAAATTTGTTGTTGCTGTTACGGAACCAGGCGATGTAAACGTAGTTGGAATACTTAGTGTAATTGCGTTGACACTGTGTGTAGTGGTAATTTGATCGGTTGTTCCGGTCACTGTTTTATATTCTAATGCGGTGCCGGCGGCATCTGTTCCTAAGATTTGATTTGCGGTACCAGTTGTTGTTAATCCTGTTCCGCCTTTAGCCACTGAAATAGTATTACCGGCCCATGTACCATTGGTAACACTAAAGGTACCGAGATTTAGATTACCACCCATTGCACGAGTACCGCCCACCAGAAGATATTGCGGATGGTCATCGGCAGTTAATCCAAGTAAGTTACCGTGAACTGCTGCTCCCGTAGTCGAAGGGGCTTGAAAGCCAACGCGTGGGCGAACGTCGATGACTTGTGCAATGCTATTCACGCCCTGTTGTACGATGAGCGCGGCGATCGGTGTCGCTATGTCAACAAAGTACCCTGGTTGCAACGGCAGCGGAGCGTTCTGCGCATCTAACAGAGAAATGTACTGACCGCGACCGTAGATCAAGGACATTGATTGATTTACACCATCACCCGACACGTACAGTACGTGTTTGACGAAGTAATTAGTCGTTAATGGCTGTAAGTTACTCCCATCGTCGTACTGCGTATTATCAATGACAGTAACATTGTTTGTTTGTGTCCAAACTCCAGCGACGTGGTAGAAAACATTGAAAGCCTTTGACAGACCACCAGTTGGTTGGAATTTATTCGTGCCGTACCAATATACACCATCAGTGACGTCAATAGTCCGTGATGTAACAAGATTCTCCGTCACAAGCATGCCAGTGCCAAAGAGCGGACCAATGGCGTTTCGCAAGAAGTCATTCTGCTTCGCGGTGACATGCGTTGCATCAAATGGAATCAGTGCAAGGAATACGATTGCTCCGCCAGATGTTCTGGCACGAGCAAGAATGATATTTTGAGAGGTATCAGGAATGGAAAGCGCGCTTGTGACTACACCGTTATTGTCGATGTAGATCCAATTGTTCGTGTTGTCAACAACTGGCAGTGCCGTGCGGGTTGCCCAGGCAATTCGCTTTGAATCATCATTGATCGCATCTGAAACATACCCAACGCCAGCAGTCACATCAACTGTCAGAGGGGTAACCAAGTTCTTTGAAACTACTCCATTGTATATCAAACCAGTTGGCGTTGCATGTTGGATGAGGTCCGACATATCAGACAGTGTATCGTGTCGATCGCCTAAGAATAGACCGCCGACTTGTGCAAAGCCGCCGCCAGGCCCAATGTTGCTGTATGAGATAGAGACACCTGTGTTCGCAGGATCAACGATGATCTTAGTGATATCAGCAGATCCGGCAAATGATCCTGTCGTACCCGAATGTTCAATATGCAAGTCAATAGTGCCACCATCGACTGTTGTAGCGTCGATTGAGATATTTGGCGCTAAACCTCCTGCTTTTGCATAAATCGCCTTTGCGAAGCGTCGCATTACTGTAGCGGTCACTCGAATATCACCACCGTCTTCGACTTGAACACCTACACCGGTAACTGGATCGGTACCTGAAGTTTTTAGGAGTGATGCCATCAGCACTATCTCGGCGCCGGGCCCACTTGCTAAGAACCAAAGTGATGGGTGAGGTGCAGTTGTAGTTGACGCCGTTGTGATATTTCGAACTAGAAAACGTGCCTGTGACCCAGCCACTCCGCGTGCGATAAAGCCTTGATTGAATGAGTAATTACCACCGATTCGACAGTTTTGCAGGTATGACGTTGAATTGGCACCTAGTGTGGTAGTTTCGGTGAGCATAAGAATGTCGGAATTGCCGAATCGAATGTTGTCAAAGAATGCAGCATCGAGTGCAGTTCCTGGCAGACCAGAGGAATAAATTAGGGCAGCACCTATTCCCGTGGTGCCTGTAAGAGTCATATCACGCAGACCATCATGAATGGTACTTATGATAAAGTGAACGTTTGGATTGGCGGCCTGGAGCACAGTTGTCTCCATACCAGAACCCTGTATAGCGACATATGGCTTAACCGCAAATGGTGGTTCAATGTATACGCCTGGTTGGACATGAATTTCATACGGTTTTGTTGAACTTGCATCTACAATGCTAGCTAGTGCGGCGGCCACAGATGAAAATTCGCCCGGGCCCGGTGTTTTTTGAACTGTTATTATTTCTGCAATAGCAGTTAATACAATATTACCGGTGCCATCTACTGTTAATCTTTGTCCAGCCACACCAACGGTAATTGGGTAATTATTTCCTGTGATATTTACAGGATTTATACCATTAATAATAGAGAAATTATTTGTATTCAGATTGGCACCTAACGTGGGTGTCAAATCATACTGCAGATTTGTATTGTGCGCTAATAAATCTCTGATTGTTATTGCCATAATGAGTTTTCCTATAACCTGTTCGTGCTTTCATTATTTATCACCTTAGCAATAAACTGGAAATCAGGTTACGCCGGGGTTGTAGTAGCAATAATACGCCATTGACTTGTGGCGATGCAGGTATAGATAACTGCAGGACCGAAAACGCTCTGGCCGGGTTGAGCTGATGGATAATTTGTATTCAACTGTGCCATTGTTAAAGTATTGCTAGCTTCAGACCCAATAATAAACGAATGATATTCTAAAGCGTTTGTAGTTGTGACACCAACATACATTCCGGGAACAGGAGTTACACCACCTGTAGGCCATTTTACGTTGTTAAGATATAACCCACCTGTAGTGCCTTGATGTATAAAAAGATCTCGTCCAGAGGATACAAGTAAATCGGAATTAGCTGGTGTTGAAACAATACCACCTTGTGCAGGACTAGTGCCGACATTTAATTCGTTGCTTACATTTAATTGTCCAGCAACACCGAATTGCAATGCCTGGGAGGGATCGGCCGCACTGTAAACAATAACCCCGTCTTGAACTTTAACTTTTTCTGCCATATGATATTCCTACTATTTTACATATTTATCAGAAATGTTATAAATGTTGTGGTCGTAAGAAAGCCCCAATTAAGGGGCTTTTGTGTCATTGTACCTTGTATAGTACCAATCCGGTTTGAATTAGTAGAATTTTAAGGTGCTGCTGTTGATACCAACCTTAGACAAGTAGTCAGCTGCGTTACCGAAGCTGTTTGCTGTGTTGGTAAGTTCTAAGTAGCCATAACGTGTCATGAACGAAACAACAGGCTCGAAAGTCTGTGGATCCATAACTGGACCAACGCTCATCAATGGAATATATGGGCAGTAGTAAGCTGCTGCGTCTGTTTCTGTTGGGCCTTTATAACCAAGAAGAATTGGATCGCCATCGCTTGCATATTGGTTAACATATACGCGCATTGTGCTGTTTAAGGTACCAACAAACTTGGTGTTTGTAGGTGCTTCGAATGTGCCTTCGGTTGTACGTGCAAACGAAGATGTTGTTGCAGACTGAAGAATTGTTAACGCTGTTGGCGAAACAACTGCCCAGTTAGCAGCACCACGACGTGTACGTGCAGCGATAAGGTTGGCTTGTTGGTTAATCATAACTGCAAGAGCAGCCATTTCGTCACCGACGTATGTAGCTGTACCAGAAACGGCAGCTTGGTCAAATGTTGTTGGAGCGACTGGAACAAGGCTACCAAGTTTGTATAGCATTTCCTGGTCGATTTCAACAGTGATTTCTTGTGCAAGAGCTTGCATAATTTCGGCTTCGATGTCGATACCGTGGATTGCATTAGCATCTTGAGCAGATTCGAAAGTCCAACGTGCGCTTAACTTACGAGTCTTAGCTTCAACAGTCTCTTTCAAGATCTGGATGCTTAACTTGTTACCTGGTACGCCTTCAAGACGTGCGGTAGAAGCAGCAGATGGATCAGCTGCAACTTCGTTACCCGAATATGCCTTAGCAATTTCGAATGGACCAAGTGCTTCTGTACCAGCTGTAATACCAGCAGCGGTGTTAGCATAACGAACACGAAGTGTGTGGATCTGACCTACTGGACCGGTCATCGGCTGAACGCCCATGATTTCGTTCGCAATAACGGTCGGCATGACACGTCGAATAAGGGGTAACATCACTTTGTTAAGTACCGCGATATTACCTGCTTGTGTGGCACCAGCAGTTGCCGATTCAGCCAAGTATCTACGAGTGTTTTCAAACACTACGTCCATGGACTGACGACGGGTTCCCGAAAGGCCTTCTAAAAGGGCTTCTTTTGTTGCGCCCCAGTTTGATTCAAATAGCTTTGTTGCCATTATATTTCTCCTAATTACTTTACTTTTTAACCCCGGCTAAGGACAAAATCTTGTTAAGTTCTGACTTATCTTCCGATTCGTCAATTTGAGCGACTCTCGCTCTGTCACCTGTCTTGGCTGACAACGTTGCTTCGTTCAACTGTGTCTTTGACGACGCAGGTTTACGTACCTCAGCTTCATTTAGAACACTCGGAAGGTACTTGTTGTACGAACCTTGTAGATTCTTTGTCTGAACCGATTCAAGCAATTCTTTCATTACTTCCCTCTTATCTTTCGACAATGGGGCTAGTAATTCGTTCATGACTTTCTGTCTTTCAACTAAGTCCTGAGTAGCTCTCAGCTTGCTGTCTAGGCCTTCCATAAGTTTCTTGTTGCTCTTAACTGATTCGTTAAGTGTTGCAAGTTCCTTGTTCTTGGATTCAACAACCTTCTGTAGTTTCTTGAGCTCAGTACCTTCGTTAAGATACGAAGTCATAAATTCAGCTGCTACGCTTTCGAAAATCTTACGTCCAAAATCATTTTCACGGGCAACACGTATGTCTTCCTTGAATTGTGTAATTTCAGAGCGCAGAGTCTTTTCAATATTCGACTCGATAATCTGGGCTGCACGCTTAATAAACTGTGCCTTTGTTTCTTGTAGCTTTTGCTTACCTTCGGTAACCATCTTAACTTTTTGTTCCACAAGGGACTTCTTGTCTTGACGGAACTCGCGAATTTCTTCGGCAAGCTGTTTCAATAGAAAATTCTCGAGCTTTGTGAAGTTTTCCTTCATAGCCTTCTTTTCGGCATAAAACTCTTTCATTTCTTTTGCTACGGACTCTGTGATGAATCTGTTTAACATTCCTGTGTGTTCAACGATCTTGCTCTTATAGGCAATACGTTCTGCGACAAGTTGTCTCTTGTCTTCGGCAAATTCTTCAAGTTCAACGCGGACACGGTCTGTTAAGAAGTGATCCATAGATTCAACAAGGACGCCTTTATCGTGTTCGAACTTACGTGCAAATTCCTCACGGAGTGTTGCTGCAACTTCTTCACGAGCTTCAGAAATCTTTGCTTCCCAAAGCCCAACAATCTGGGTTTTAGTATCTTCGGATAGTCCAACGCTTTCACTCAAGAGTTCATCTAATTTTTTTGCCATCTTGAGTTCTCCTAAATTTTTAACTCTTGAATAAATCTCTGAAGGTCTTTAACAAGCTGTTTCTGTGCAGCAGCCTCAGTCAATGCTTCCTTTGCAGTTGTAATGACACGAGAACCGCCCTTCATGTTAAAAAGACTTTCATATATTGTTCTTGGAAACGCATTTGGAGCACTGGGTTGTGCAACAATGTCAACGGTAACAATTTCAAAGTCAGAAACTGCCCCATCATCATTTACGTTACCAGAACCACGGGAAGAAACGCCCAATTTTGCCCCCGATTGCAACAATGTCTTAATAATGTTGCCCATTGGGGTTGGGACAATTTTCAACTTACCGTATCCGTCTGCACCTTCCATCCACATTTCTGTAATAAGGTGACTAACGCGGTCAAGGTTAATAGATAGCTCTTCTGGATGGTCGAGCTCTCCCATAACTGACTGACCTGCGCTTAATTTCTCAGTAATAGATTTAACAGCCTTAGCAATTTCTCGAACAGGATATACACGCTGGTTCTGGTTTCTTACGTCACCTTGAATAAAGATCCCTTTCATGCAGAGATCTTTACCACCAGTTTTATTATCCTCTTCAAGAAGTGTTACGTGTGCCTTATCAAACGACAAGTACTCGTAAAGTTTGTTTGCCATAATCACATTAATTCCTTAAGCTGGCTTCTTTGTTAGAGGAGACTTGCTAAATCCATCACCTGCTGTTTTACCACCAGTAAACTTGGCAGTAGTATCAGCCTTGATTGAAGATTTCTTTGGAGTTACACCGACATTGTCGGTTGGTGTTTTATCCTGTGCGCTATCGCCATGATACTTACCGTATTCACCGCCTGTACCACCATCGCCGCCAATCTTTGTCGGTTTTCCACCATAATCTTTTCTGGCTGGAATGTTAGTATACGGAGACTTAGTTTGTTCAGCACCAAGTGGTGTATTCTTACCAGTTCCTGCTAACTTTGCTGTACCTTTCTGACCGGTATCGGCAACTTTGTTAAGAAACTTAGTTTCTTCCTCAACCTTCTTACCTTTTGGTTCTTTCTTAGACTGTTTAGCTACTTCAAGTTTCTTGGCTTTTTCTTCAACGGCCTTCTTTTCGGCTACTTTCTTTTCATACATAGTAGCAACTACTTCGCCAACAACTTGTTCTTGTCCGCTAAAGTCTGGAGAACTTTCTCCACCTTCTTCGCCGCCGAATTCTTGTTCAACATCGCCCATTTCTGCGCCAAGATCAGCATGTTGCGGTTCTTGCATTTCTTCGCCCATAAGTGCGTCGAATTCTGCACGAAGTTCGGCAAGTTGTGACTCAAGGTCTTCGATGCGCTCTTCTGTTGATTCTTCACCTTCTTCACCGGCGAACTCGTCTTCTTCACCTTCTTCGCCTTCTTCGCCTTCTTCGCCTTCTTCGGCTTCGCCGTCTTGTTCTTCGTCTGATTTAATTTCATCCTTATCAGATGAAATTTCGTCTGTAAAATCTTTTTCAGGTTCACCACCGACTTCTTCGCCTTCTTCAATAGCATCCTTCTCTTCTTCAACTTCGTCGGCTTCTTCGTCAACGATGCTTTCATAGATGTTTCTTGCTTTTTCGACAATGATCTGGTGGAGTAATTCAGCAGCTTGGTCCGAATCTTCTGACAGTAGAAGATCCAAAACCTGCTCAAGCTTTTGTTGTTGTGACATGCCTAATCTCTCCTTGATTAATTAAAGTTCCAATGACCAATAAATTGGTATTCTTGGTATTTAACTCAAAAAGGTCGAATGTAGGTGGAAATGGCCTAAAAAGACGCCATATTATGATTTGTTGCTGTCGCAGAATTATTTAGTTCAGTCTTAATGGGTATAAACGACTACTTTATAGACCACCAGTATCGGGTGCGGCAGATTGACCGTACATATCGGGAAGAAAGTTAAGATGTTGTGCTGTTTCATATTTTTCAACATCGCGCGATTTTCTTAACTTCTGCAAGTGAAGCATTGTTAGACGAGGACGTCGAGTATCATCCATGTGAGCAACACCAAGCTGGTCGTCGGCTGGATCATAAAATTCAACAAGTAATTCACGTGCAAGCATTTTTAAGTTTCTCTGTACAATATGTATGTTATTTATCGATAGTCGCTGATATTTACGCCATCCCTGGCTATAATAAATGTTTTACCAGTTTCGTCTGTTTCTATATTTTCTAAATGATAGCCGGGTTCTTTTATACGCTGAACTAATCTCGTATATAAAGATGCTCTATTACTGTCACCTTTATCGGCAGTAAATGTTATTATATCAGGTGAATATTTACTGATAAAAAATTTCAAGGAATTTATGATAAAGCTAAAAACTTGTAATTCGTTTCCCGATCCCGATTTACCAAATGTATCACCGAGTTCGCTTTTTTCTATGAAAACAACATCCCAGACACCGGCATAGTCTGATGCAGCAGTAAAACGTATTATCCTGCTACCGATTTGTGCAGCGGTAACAAATATGTTGCTTGTGCTTTTTAGAACACGGCCTTTCACATCACTATCAAACGATTCAGCTAAATCTAAATCACATATTTTCATTACTGTTCACCAAATCCGCCGACTTCGGTATCAGTTACACCACCGGCACCTTCGCCTGGCGCACCACCTTCTTCACCCGGCATACCGCCCTCGGGTGCCATACCTTCAATGCCAGAACTTGTAATACCTACATCAGATAAACCAGCTGTTGGACTACCTACACCCATGCCTGTTGGTTCTGGTGCAAATGTCTTAGTAAGACGACTACGCTCTTCTCTCCACATGCGTTCGTTCTTAGCCATTTGTTCCTCTGTCCATCCTAAATATGTCTCAAGAATAAATCTTTTCGATACAAACGAAATATCTGTTAATGCAGTAAAGGTATTGATGCGAGCAGCATCGAGTTCCAGTTGACGATATTCAGAGAATGATTGCGGTGGTGTGAATGTTAATTGGAATAGGCTATTGTCAATCGAGACACCTCTAAACTTTAAGAAAAGTTTAAATTCATCATCAAGTGGATCTATAACCTGTTGTTGATATCGAGACACCACCTTAGCAAAACGGAATTCTTGAATAAATGCTGTGCCAACACGTCCGTCGTTAACTGCTGCTGTTCCATCTTCTGGTCCAGTTGGCAAATATGAACTTGGTACACCAAGTGCTCGAAGCATTTTATTATTGAAATAACGCAAATCGTCAATGTCACCTAAGTTTTCGCCGCCTGGCAGTACTTCAACTTTAGAACCACGGCCTTCACTTGTGACAGCAAAGAAATAGTCTTCTAAGATGGACATTGGATTATATGTCGAATCAACTACGTTAGCGCCACCACCTGTACGGCTCGGGATACGCTTTTGTTGAACTTCGTATCGAATACGTTCAAGATACTGTGATGCTTTATTGGGTGGCATTGTACCTACGTCAATAAAGAATACACGACGTTCAGGTGCACGGTGTACGCGATAGATCAGAATAGCATCTTCTAACAATTCTTTCTGCTTGTAAACCTTGTAGATTTGCTCAAGTATGCTTAGACCAAATGGCCAAGCAGCATTCATTCCGTCAGTGAGTGAAAGTTGCACAATATGCTCGGCATCTACTGCTGTAGAACCGCCATCTTGATAATTTGCAGATCCTGCACTACCAAAACCACCCGAGACATAATTTAAATTACCTGTCATCGGTGGCGAAAATACAATACTATTAGAACCAAACGCCTGTGTAGAAAGTTTATTTAACTGGTTAGTCGCAACCAGTGATTTCATATTTAAATCAATATCCTTAACGAAATAACTTTCAATCTTCTTGCCATCGCTTTCGTTAACAATAACTTTTTCAACCTTTGCCGGATCAATCCAATAGAGTTCAAATGTCTCTGGGTCGCGAATAAAGAATTGATCACCGTATACAAGTGTCGAACGAAACATTCTCCATAGACGCTTTTTGAGTTGATTTAATCTAATCCATTGATTCAGTGATTTTTCTAAAATTTGAATTTCACTGGGGGTTGGTTCGTCATTGTATTCAATAAGAAGTGGTTGTTTCGTAACCTCATCGGGTTCGGTACCAAAGTCGGCAATCGTGTCTAAGGCTGCACTAATTTCATGATCATAATTCATTTGATCATAGACAGAATATCTTTGCAAACGATCCGGTGGTCCAGAATAAACTTCAGGAAGCCAGTTACTGTATTTGGCCGTAGATGCATATGCTGATGTACTGTCGACTGCTCTTTGTGCAACGGGTAAGACCGAATTAACGGGCTTGAAGAATTTTTTCCATGACATATTATTTTATATTTCTCTTTATATTTCTAGCATCGTAGATCCAATACATTAGGATTTTCCGCAATTTGATCATGTATGACTTCTTGTATACCTAAGTATATCTTTGTTCACAGAGACCAAAGATTCGATACTTAATAGAATTTGTTGAGTTAAATTATTCTGAAAAGCCATCATGCTATTTATATCTGTGCTGCTCGGAGGTTTCTCTATCCCGGGTCCACTCGATGTAGTCGGTGTTGTAGTAGTCGATGCTGTTGATGTAGCTTCTTCTTTCTTAGTATTGGTTCCAGCAGATGGGCTGTCAATTTTCGATGGTGCTGGTGCTGTGGGTACAGAGACTGCCGATGGCACAGGTGCCGATGAGGGTGATGATGAAAAAATTGAAGTTATACCACCAAACACTTTGTCAAACGCACTATTAACGATATCAAATTTGCTGATAAAATCATATATTGCTGTACCAATTGATTGGCCAATTTCAAATGCAGCATACAACGAACCAAGAATTCCTGCAAATCTAAGTACAAGACCACCTATTGAGCCTATTGCACCAAATGTCTTCGAAATAATACCACTAATAGCGCTACCACCTTTGCTAAAAATGCTAAAGAATGTTTCGAGCATCATCTTTCCCTTTAGCAAGGCTGCACCGAATCCAGATATTACTAATCCAACACCGACCCACGACGACGTTTCTTCACCGAAGCTATCAAGCCACCCAGTAAATTTATCAATCATTGTATTTGCCCATCCCAGGGCTGTTGCCAAACCATTAAGCATTGATATTGGTGCACTAAACATCTTCTGGAAATGACTCATTAACTTTTCCCATTCTGACGAAAGTCTAGAACGTGCTTTATTAGATGCTTCCATTTTTGCTAAATCTTTTTCATTTAGATTAGCCATTGTTCGTGCCTGTTGTTGCAGACCGTTGAACATTGTCAATGCTGCGTTAGCCTCACCTGCTAGTTCCGGTATCTGACTATATAAGTTAGCCTGCTGTTTACCTGCTTCAATAGCAGCATGATTCTGTTTTTCAAATTCTCTAATAGCTATAGCTGCCCTGGCAGGATCCATACCTTTCAAGCTTTGTGTAAATGTCATCATTTTTTGACCGAATCCGCCGAGTCCGATCTTCTGGAAACCCATAAATGTAGCATTTAGTGGTTTAACCTGATCAGTCATCATCTTAAGGAATGCTCTTCCTACATTCTGATCTTTCATCGATGATATAAATTCAAGTGTTGATGTTGCAGCATCTTCTCCAATATTAGCCGACAAGACACTTGCTTCGTTACTCTTAGAGATTGCTTCCATATTTGCTAATATAGCAGTTCTTGCCATACCAGTTACCATAGAAAGTTTAGTTAGGTTTGAACCAAATTTTGTTAAGCCTACTGCTGTTTCTGCGGTAGTTTTGTTGGCCATGTCCGTATAGCCGGCTTGGGCTTCAAGGTATGAGCCTAATAATTCTGCAGACTCTTTATTTGTAAAACCAAATTTGTACAAGTCAAGCGAAGCTGCTTTAACAGTGTTAGAAAATTTACCTGTGGTAAATGCATTTACTGCTGTACTATATTTCAACATAGTTGCAGAAAGCTCAGTGAATCTAACACCAGTGAGTGCAGTTATCTGCTGTAATGCAGTGAATCCGTTTGAAGTATTATCAAGGCCTGCAACAACATTAATACCACCTTGTTGCAATTCAGTGTAGGTCTTGAAGTTTTGCTTCATTGCATCTTGAATTTTACTACCAATTTTGTCGAGACCACCGAGAACAAATATAAGCTTCTCATTCTTAGACTGGAGCTTCTTGCCAGTTACTAAATCCTTGTCGCCTTTATCTTTATTATCTTTTGCTCTTTTCTTTGCATCTTGCTTGGCTGCTTCAAGTGCCTTATTGTATTCTCGCAATGCTTTTGTGAGCTCTGATTGAGTTCTGGCTGTTCCTGTTCCGGTGGTTCCGCCTCCACCAATAGCACCTTTAACAAGTTTAGAAAGGCTTTTAGTTTGTATGTCTAAGCTCTTTCTAAGCAATCTCTCAATTGCTAGCGCGGTGTTCTCAGTTGCCCACGGTGGTAGATCATTTAGTGCCTGGGTAAAAGCACCACTTGCTGCGCCGGTGATGTATACAGAATTATCAGCCATAAAATTCGTCGATTAAGTCCCGTGATAAATAAGTGAAAGAGTAGTTAAGCTATTTATCAAAAATTTTCACAGGTATTATTATGGAACAAAATATACAACAGAATCCGTTAAAACAGTATTTCAGACAATTTAAATTATATCTGAAACTACCAAGTGGGACATCGTATTATACACCAGATATTATTCAATTCACTGATAAGGGCGAAGTTGGTGTTTATCCAATGACTGGTAAGGATGAACTTGCTCTTAAAAATCCTGATTCATTATTAAATGGCGAAGCACTAATCGAGGTGCTCAGAAGTTGTGTTCCATCTCTCAAAAATCCGAGGGCATTACTATCAAATGACATCGATGCTCTTATTGCTGCCATAAGATTCGCAACATTTGACGACAAACTGGAAACTACGTTGGTATGTCCGAAATGTGAACAAGAAAATACATTTAAACTAAATCTTCAATACGCGTTAGATAACATGGAATTCTTAGAAGCTGAATATGTTGTTAATCTCGACTCCGGAGTAAGTGTTTTTATTAAACCGTATTCATTCCCAGATCTTCTCAAAGGATTACACGCACAATTTGAACAAAATAAGTTGACAAGAGCAGTTAGTAATGAAACATTAACAGATGAAGAACGGACACATATTTTTGGTGCTGCGTTTAAAGAATTATCGACCATGACATTCGAACTTATGTTGAATTCTATTATTAAGGTTGTTGATGAAAGTAATAATATAAATGTGTCAAATAAACAGCACATCAAAGAATTTTTATTTAACATCGATAAACAGAGTATTGATAAAATTTCAGACTTAATTAAAGAAATTAACCGAATTGGTATTAAACGCACCTTCACTGCGCAGTGTTCACATTGTGAACACAAATGGGAAAGCGAGATTGATTTTAATCCTGTAAATTTTTCATAAGGTCCCTAATTTATCTACCGCCCGAGCGGTTAGGAGACCTAATTAATTCATATGCCAAAGACTCGCTGGCACTTAAAGAGCAAATTACAGAGATTTGTTATTTTATGAAGGGCGGTATTGAATTTAATTCTGCGTGGGGTATGAGTTTCGAAGATAGAGAAATTGCAATTAAGATAATCAATAAGAAACTTAAAGAAGAAAATCCTAATGCTAAAGAATACCTATAAGGAATAGTATCATGCACAAAAAGATAGATATTCAAGATTTAGATATCCCAAAGGATGATATCGAATGTTGGGAGAGGTACCCAAAACATCGGTGGATATATGATTTATCGAGATTATTAGATGCTCAAAATATTAAATGGAGTCCATTTGAAACTAAGAATCTTCAAGATTTAGAGACAAACCTAAATCTTGAATCAGTTAAATCAGTTCCTTACAAAACGTCTCACATTTATATTAATCGCCCAATCGGGAATTCAATATTGTCAGAAGTGTATATCACAAAAGGGGAAATTAAATTAATAAGGCATTTCAATCCAATGACCCTGGTAGAGATAACAGAGTCAGTAGGTAATGTCGAATTACGTATCAGTGCATTTGTGACCATGTACTTTCAGAAATTCATAGGGGTAATTACAACCGAGACTATCGGAAACGACATAGTATCGATAAAACTACGCCCAAGACTATCCTTAGCCCCTAATGCAGAAGCCGCAAGGCTTATAAAGCGGATTTATAAGAAAAACGATTCAGTACATATAATCGGTCCTACGGACCATGTATTTCATGAATCACTCGCTTCGTAAACTCAGCTTCGCATTCATTTCATACAGTGGTTTGTTCTATAAAGACATAGTGTATATTTGAATACTTTGCCTGATATTGAAGTCATAATCTCGCTGTTGCCAGCAAGATAATGAAAACTTTGCCTGGTGCTCTTACCCCGTAAGCATCCTGGGTATCATTTTTCGATCGGTATTACCCGGAAGTGGTAATACAGTGGGCGGACAGCATTTTCCCAGCTACATCGTATCTCTCCCCTTGCGGGACTGTCGCAATACAATTCTAAACCTTTTACGGTACCCTCGTTGATAAAACAGCAGGCTTGTATCCTTGTTGGTGTTTGTTAAACTCTTTTTCTACCAGCGCAAGATCCTTCCTATTATGGACTAAAAATCTTCCTACATAAATACACTCCATTTAGTGTACCAGGGTGCATCCCAGATTCTAACGGCACAGCACAATCTGTACAGCCTCAAGGGAGAAGAGCAAACCTCTTCAACATAGCACGATAATTAATTTTATGAAAATCTATTGTTTTGTAAGCGTTTTTATGTCTTAGTAATTATTTTTAAGCAGATAATGAAGTTTTTATGTGTTTTTGTGTAAGCTTTATCGATTTGGGTTATTACCTATACGCAATTGATTTATAAGGAATACATGGCGCGTCAACCCTGTTACCTATGATATGATTTAATTTTTGCTTGAACAACTTTTGCTGTTACACTATTTTAGCTGAGATGTAAGGATTTCACAAATAATCTTGAACATAAAATAATAAAAGGCCTGTACAGGCCTTTTATTATAATTGAAAATTTAATTATTGAAATATATTTGCTGGATTTGTGGTAAATTCCCTCATTTCTTGTACACGTCTTAACCATCCGCCTAGATATTTTCCTTGGGTGGGTATAGTATAGACTATGCTGCGATAAAAATTTGCACGTTGATCGCAGATCTTATTACATATGTCGATTTCATTAAATTTCGATATAAGTGCTAATGTGGCCGGCCCAATATCGCCATCAGCTATAGTCCCGATTGATTTCTGCAAGAATTTGGCGGCGCGCCCGATGCCATGATTTACGCAACCATCGAAATGTAAGACCGCTAACCTAGGCGGCATTTGTTGACAATCCCCCTGCAACCAATATCTTTTATAATAAACACGTTTTGCAGCCTCCCAATCTAGTGAGGTAATATTAAGATCAGGATTAGCAGCCTTAGATACACCAAATTTTGTTTCGCCACCATGATCGGCTGGGTCGTTAGAATATCCACATGCTGTGCGTTGTTCTTCTGTATTAATAAGACCAGCCTCAACGTCCGGTGTTAATTTCCACCAGCTGCCAACCTCATAAAGCATCTCGTGATCGACTGCCTTTTCAAATGATAATTCGTATGCCATAATATCTCCTATTATTTTGTTTTATTTTTGCAGTTATTAAAGTGATACCGTGTCATATTGCCGCTAGCCCCTTCTTTATTGCAATGCGGACAAATAACTGTTGGTTTCTTTTTACCTTTTCTTGCCTCGGACATTCGTGCTTTAGTTTCTACAGACTTTGGCTTCCCGCGTGTACTATTGCTTATATTTTCTTTCCATTTTAGTTTCTGATCTTCTGTCATGTTTACATAACACGGTTTCCCAAACATTGGGTTATTTTCGCCTGTCATACGATCAGACAATCGTTGTCTAAAGTTATCAAAATCGCTACTAGATATCCATTCTTCTAACCCGTCCCGAATATTTTTCTTATGATCTTCTGATAAGGTTCTACCTGATAATTTTTTAGAAATTTTTTCTTTTGTTTCTGCAGACATAGGTAATCCATATTTTGGATGCTGCTCTTTAAATTTCCCAAACATTGGGTTATTTTCGCCTACACAATTAGTTTGTATAAATTCGGCAATTTCTTCATCGGTTTTATTTCTATATTTTGGGATATTTTTACCTGTTAGGTAAGCATCTTTCCACTCTAATTGTTCTTGTTCGGACATCTTATGAAACCAATGATTATCTTTATTGAGATATTTGGTTTTTAAGGTACTAGAAATTTTCATTCTTGTTTCGTCCGATACTTCGTCGGGTGGCAAGAATTTTACACCGGCTATTTGTCCGTTATAATATTTTCTAGCACCGTCTTCAAATTTTTCTCTTAAAACATTTTCTGATACCTGTAATTCTATTTCTGCATAAAATAGAGATCCTTTTGTTTTATGCAATGATTCTATAAGAAAAATGAAATTATCTTTACCCTTTAACTCTATTTGAGAATTTACATGTGTTGATGAACTTGTATATGTTTTCCAATCGTTTTCTTTTATGATAAGTTTTTTATTTTTCTTACCTTTTATTGATTTTCTAGTATACGAATGAAACTGTTTTTTACCTATGTAATGCTTACCGGTATCTTTTTCTATTATTCGGTATATAAATCCAAACCAATCATCGACTACAAACTCTCCGGGATATATCCAATGACCAAAATCCATAATAAACTCCTGATATAAGTTATTTATCTATGTACGGTATTTATGTAGGCAATAAGAAAGCCCGCAATGCGGGCTTTCTTATTAAAATTTAGGTTTTGTATTAGGTCGTTCTATATTGGTATTTTACAAGTTGGGAAGATTTTTGGTCTAACCAATCTAGCCAGATGTAGATTTAGTCAAAACTCTATCGTTATATACTGTGTAATTTAATAAATTCGTCGTATGTAGGCATCTTATCTATGTTTACCCGTGGACAATTATTAGATGCCCACAACAGTGTATCTTTATAATTTTGTTCTGATTTCCACGCCCACGGTATGCATTTATATGCACCGGCTGTATCACCACCGATCCAATGATTTATACCTCCGCCTGATATAGGTAAATTATGAAGCGCTTTATGCTCTCCTGTTGATACTATAGCACACGATAATAACTCTGCAAACATTTGCGTCGTATATTGCGGATATATCCATTTTAGTAGATAATTAGAAGGCTCTACGGCCTTTTCAACCATTTTGTTATTTTCGATATCGTAATAAAAACTAGAATTATTTACATATTTTGAATGATGTATGTCGTATCTATTTATTGACAGATACCTATTTTCGGTAGGAAGCCAAGTGGGTACAGCTTCGACTACCTGGCCCGAAATAGAGCATACAAGTGGCGAATTAATATTATCGGGGCCTCGCTGTAGAACTCGGAGAAATAGATTATTTGTTGTGGCATACCCATATTGGTTTGATCCTAATTGATTGGTTTTAATTGCACCATCTATAGTACCCTGATGCCTATATGTAAACGTGTCGGACGCAATCACACAATGAAATGTGTCAAATCTGTCTAGTGCATCATCTGATTCTAATCTAATAAGTCTGTTTTTACATTGGGCAAAAACATATCTTGCAATATCCCTGTCGCCGGTGGCTACCGCCGCCAACAATCCTCTTATAAACATAATCTCTGTTTGTCTATCAGGAATGTATTTACGCAATTCGTTAGGAATATAGTACGGACTATCTACACGAAGAGATACTTTTTCATACCTTAGTTCCGATACTACATAAGATAAATTCAATGTCTTATTTTCGGAAACAGGCACATTTTCTAATATTTTTAAAATATTTGGCTTATTTTTTATCCACCAGTTGAGTGATTCTATATTATACTTATCGCCCTCTTCTTTAGTTTTTGCCATCGTGACCTTCTTTTATTAGTGATATTCGTAGTTTACACGCTGCTTTTATCGAAGATCAATGGTCTTCATTTAGCTTCCTGAATCAGCGCTCTCTATAGTTGTATAACCACCTTCTTTAATGACTTTCAACACATTAGTAACACGCCCGACAAGTTCATCTCGGTGTGAAATTAAATAGATGTTTCGTTTATTTTCCCGACCCATTTTCTTTAAGATGGCTAAGGAAGCCTCCACACCGTTAGTATCCAGGCCACCATCAATGAGCTCGTCAATGAATAGTAAATTAATTTTGTCATTCATTAATTCATAGACATCCCGGAATGTCCACGACAGTGACAAGATTAATCTGGTTCTTTCGCCACGACTAAGATTATCAAAGTCAAATTCCTTACCGTACATACTAATTTCTACTTCAAGATCGGATTTAAATTTCACACTATGTGGTAATCCAATATCAGTTAAGTAATGTGCAAGACGATGATTTAAGTATGTAAGATTCTGATCAATAATTTTCTTGCGAATAAAACTATCTTTGTTAGTCAATAGTTTGAAAAGAAATTCTTGATGATCTCGTAATTTTACAAGTTCATTCATCTTGGTAAAATCAATTTCTTGTAATCCATCTTTTCTTAAGGCAGATATCTGATCAATATATGGATTTACAGTAGTCAATTCGGATTCTAAACTATTACCTAATGTCCCCAGCGTGGTCTTATGCTGATAAGCCTCATCAACTGTTGCGTAGAATGTTTCGGGTATGGTAGGTATAAGTGACTTGACAGACATAACAAGGGTCTTGACTTCATCTCTTTTAGTCGTCTTTTCAGAGAGGCGTTTTTGTTCATCTTTCTGCTGTGTCAGATATTCACTGTGTACTTGTTCGTGAGTATCTTTATCCATATCTTGATTGCATGTAGGACAAATCTTTTCAGTCGACGACAGTATTATTTTATCCAACCGTGACAAGGCACGAGTAGAATCGACTACATCTTTTTCTAAGGCATTTAGTTCTTTTGTAAGAGAACGATATTCTGCAGTTAGATCCTCAACTTCTTTCTTAGTTTTATGAAGTGCAATCTCTTGATCAATATCAACTGAGATAAATTGCATAATAGACGCCTGAAGTTCATCTATTTTTCTTACCTTTTCTTTTTCCCAAGCAGAAGATTTAAGTTCTAGACCCGTAATATTCTGTTCAATACGTTTATTTGCAGATACAGCGGCAACAATACGAAATTCTTCCTCCTTAATTTCGTCCTTTATGTCTTTAATTTCTTTAGATAATTTTTCAGCCTTCTCGGATAATTTTGTAATACCCAATAACTGTTCAATAATTACACGTTGAGCACCTGCACCCAATGAAAGGAATGGTTCAACATATGTATTCAATGCCACAGTATGCTTAAACATGTCATGAGTAATGCCGATGGTCCTAATAATTTCTTCTTGTGTGTACCGACCTTCCCCTTGTGATTCGTCCTCATCCTTTTCGTTACTACTATCGGTGGTTTCTTTGCCATCCTCAATAAATTTGAAGACATTAGGTTTTCTTCCACGCTCGATTGTATACCCTTTACCGTTGACATCAAACTTTAATGTTACCAACATGTGTTTCATGTTAGACTTGTTGATTAAATTATCTTTCTTGATATTTGTAAGTGCAGCACCGAATAGAGCATAGCTTAATGCATTTACGATGGTTGATTTACCGACACCGTTGCGATTATCATTGCCACCAAGATCTAAGTTTTCGCCAAGGACTAAAACTAAGTCATCCTTGCTAAAATTAATTGACTGAGTAACATTACCGATACTCATGAAGTTTTTAATGGTTAACCCATTTAATTGAATCATTTATTATAACCTATCGTAAATTTCTATTAGCTTTGCTGAATCAAATGCATCGCTGTCGATATTTGTTAGTTGTTCAATAACAATCTGGTCGACAGTTTTCATAGTAATATCTCCGCTATATTCTTTTTCAAGATCGTCTTCTTGATTGCGAATTAATTTAAACTCGCGAACATCATATTGTTCGATAAATGTTTCGCGTAGGAATGTAGCTTCTTCGTAAGTAATATCAACATCCAACACTACCTGCAGATATGTTTTCGGTTTAAGATGTATTTCGGGATTCTCTAATAATGCCGAGAGATTAATGTTTATGAATCGCGGACCCTCGGTATAATCAATAAATTCTGGTTCCTTATCCCATTCTAAATACATTGCACCACGTTCGAAATCCCATACATCTGAAAAGTTGTGGCCAAACGGATTGCCAATATAGTTAACCTTGCCTTTTGTCTGCCTTTTATGAAAGTGTCCAGAGAAAACATAATCCTGATGCGTAAAATGGCTAGCATTAAGGGTGCCGTGATCTGGCATCTCAACCATTGCATTCATTTTGAATCCGGGCAATTCTAAATGGCCGAAAACATACTTAGTTTTGATGTTTGAAACTTCTTTCCATTCTTCTTCGACAAGCCACGGAATAAGTGCGACATCTCCTTCGATTGTTAGACTATCGACTAATATAATATTTTCAAATTCGCCGCCCACAACCATTGAGTGTATTTCACGTTTCTCTCGATAAAATAAATCATGATTACCTACCATGATGTAAGTTTTCTTAAAGTGGTTGTTTAGTTTTCTTAACGCCTGCATTGTATAGTCGAGCGTAAGGATATTGATATTTGATCTATGGTGATGCCAGTCGCCAAGAAAGAAGCAAGTATCACAATCTCGTAAATCAGCCTGTTCAATCATCCAATCGATAAAATCTAAACAATCCTGATTATGATCTTTTGAATTATGACGCAAACCGAAATGGATATCACTAAATGCAATTACTTTTTCAAATAATTTAGATTGTATCATCTTTTGCTGCATCCTGAGCATCCTCTCTTAGGTGACGAATTTCATCTTCTAATGCCAATTGGCGAGAGAAACTCGGACTGGCACCACTATCAATTAATAGATCGTCACGTAGATCTTGATTTTTCTTTTCTAAATTAAAAACACGAGTAAAGCTGTTTGATACGCTGGCAGTGTAATAAGAGAATGGGTTGTCAGATTTATATTCATCAAATTGCAATCCCATTTGCGCCAATTGTAATAAAGCTTGGCCTTTCATTTCGTCGAGGTATGTATATCCGCGCCAGTTACCTCTCTGCCCATACTTGTTCACCATTAAAATAAACATCTTAGCAAGTTTAGCGGTAATCGATCCATGTTCGAGGCTGAATTTACCTTTTCTTGAATGCGAACGACCCACTTCTTTCGCCGCACCGTTTTCGATAATATAATGTTTAAATGGATAAAAATTTAATTTTACATAATTGTCAGCAAGTGACTTGGGATTCTTTTTGCGACCCGGGGCCAATGGAATATGGTCAAAACCTAAGACTCGAAAAACTAGATCACCAACTGAAATAGTATCTGGTTTAATTTTAAAAGCTGATAGTTTAGGTTTATCAGCTTTAGTAACGATACCTGCTGCTACTAATGCAGCATCATATGCAATAGATGCTAATCGTGCTGCTCTTGCTGCTTTAGCCTTCTCTTGAATTTCTGGATTAAAGATATCATTGAGGTCTTCTACAATAACATCATAATCTTCATATTTTGTGTCAATATATTCGCTGAAGGTATTCTTACTCTTGTGAATCTCTTTCAGCATGTCCTTGTTGTTTAGGTAATTTATTTTCTTAGCAGGGAAGACAGATATTGTCTCCGGCGCTACCTGAATAATCTCATCTTCAAAATCATCTTCGTCTTCAAAATCTGTCATTAATTTCTCCTAAACAGGGTTTCATTACAGTATAACAAATATATGTTATAGAGTCAAGGATTTCGCTATAAAAACTCGTGTTTATTACCCTGATAAATAAGCAAGCCAGGAGAACAAATATATGCCACAACAAGATTTCAGAGCAAGATTGCAACCAAAAAATAGCAATGCGGCTGTAGATATTCTTGGCCCACGAGATAATACTAATATACTTTTTCCTTTATACCAGACTAGCGGTGTCTTATTCCCATATACGCCATCTGTCTCAACAGGTAGTGTTGCGGAATACGATCCAACCAGCTTTATTCACTCAAACTACGGATATAATGCCTATGTTAGATCTTATGTAAAGCCGATATCTATTAAGGCTGAGTTTACAGCGCAATCTAACGATGAAGCATTGTATTTATTGGCAGTTATACACTTCTTCCGCGCAGTAACGAAATCGTATTTTGGTATAAATCCGTATAATAAAGCTGGTACGCCGCCACCAGTTTTAATTTTTAATTATATGGGCGATTACCAATTTAATAATGTGCCGGTTGTTGTAAAGAACTTTGATTATACCTACGAAGCAGACATCGATTATGTTCCAGTTTATACAAGAAGTTCAGCTGGTTATTCATCTAATATCGGTGTATCGTTACCGGCAGGTAATAAAAATGGTTATACTGCTGTGCCAACACATATATCGGTGTCCATTGAGCTTGACACTCAATATACACCGATCGACCTTAGAAATAAATTTGACTTAGATAAGTTCCGCAGCGGAAAGTTAATTAACAGTGGATACATTTAAAAATGGCTCAGAATTCTAAAGAATCAAGCGAATACCTGCTTACCCCAATTAAGGATTGGTACCTCGATATTATGGTACCAAGGACTGTACCGAAAAGTGACTTTGATAAAATTATTAGAATACCTCCGGCATATGATCAACGACCAGATTTGTTAAGTCAGGAAGAATATGGAACACCACGACTATGGTGGGTCTTTGCTGTTAGAAATCCAGATAAGCTCATTGATCCAATACAAGATTTTGTAGCCGGCCTTGAAATTTATATTCCACCAAACATACTAAAGCAATAACATGGCATCAAAAGATTTTATGAAAACTGTGGTAGTCGAAGACACCCGTGTCTACGACGAGCTCGGTAATGTGATTAGCGGTCATTACGGATACACCGAAAAGGTTGCACCCAAACAAGGTACACCTGCACCAAAAACAAACACAATGGCGCATAATACCACAAATAATGTTCCATCATCGAAAGACGAATATGAGTTAAACTTTATCCCCAACATATTGGATAACTACGACCAATATACCTATCACTGGAAATTATTCATAACATCACTGGAAAATGCACATAGTGGTGCTGTTTTGAATACGAATAATCAAATTATTATTGCAGAAAGTGGCGTGTCGGATTTAACAATTGATAAAGTCGAACTCAACGGAATTGCAGTACCGTCGGTTGAAGCTGGAACGGGAACACAAACATTAGTAAAGTTTGAGATCGTAGAACCATCGGGCGCAGGCCTGCTCGACAAGATGTTTTATCAGGCTACCGCATTAGGTATAGGTAACTGGCTTGTTATGCCATGTTTCCTTCAACTTGAATTTAGAGGTCGAGAACCAGATACATCGGAGTCCGTAACATCTGGTTCGCCATCGGGATTAGGCGGATTAAAATGGGTCTGGCCGTTAAAACTTACAAATTCAAAAGCTAAGGTATCGCAGGTAGGTACCAGATATGAATTTGATGCCATTATATATGATGAATTAGCACAATCAAATTCATACTTTGCTATTCAGCATAATACTGTTCTAAAGGGATTAACAACCTTTGGAAAAGCCATGCAAGATCTCGAACAGAAATTGAATGCCGATCAGTATGAAAAATTAATCGATAATTATAGCATTCCTGATTCCTATAAAATAATAGTCGACCCAGAATTAGAGAATATTGGTATTGTTCAGCCCAACGATAACAAGAGCACAGCATTCGGAAGAGATTTTATAGACTTTCAGAAGAAGACTGCAACTTTTAACGCCGGCACTGGGATAGATAAGATTGTTGATGCTATATTAGGTAATACAAACGAATTTCAAAAATTAATGCAAGGATCAGATACACCAGCTGGTCAACCTAAAGCAGCAAATCAGGTAACTGATCAGATGAAAAAGTTATGGAGGGTTGTAACAGAAACAAGGCCCATTGCATTTGATATGTTACGACAAGATAATGCAGTTGAGATATCGATTTTTATTGTTAAATATGATCTCGGCATGGCGGATGTAAACGCATCACAGACTGGACAAACTCCCGATACTCGCGAATCTGCAAAAAAACGCATGGTTGAGTACATTAAGAAAAAGATTTTAAACAAGAAGTACAATTACATATTCACCGGATTAAATGATCAAATTATTTCATTTGACCTTAATATGAATTATTCATTTGCAGCATCTTTAGCCAGATTTGGCGGTATATATTATGATTCAGCAATCAACATGCCGGGTGTGGCTGTACAAAAACAAAGAGAAGAAAACGAAAAAAAGGCAACTGAGGAAATTAGAAAAATCTTAAATTTCATTAATAGTGCTACACCTGACCAGAATGTAGATGCAAAGATTAACGAGGCACGAAACGCTCTAAATAGTGCCGACATTGATCCAACATTAAAGTCACGTTATACCACTTTATTGAATAATGCTAAACCGTCCCAGAGAACTGCATTTGTCTCCACATTACAAGCCAGCGGTGGAATAAGTGCAAGCGGTACAACAGCAACAACTGCAGAATTAGAAGCTGCCAAGAAACGTGCAAGATCCCTGTCCGAACCAAGGCCCGGTACCAATTCCAATGGTGAAAATATAAATCTGCGATTTATATCCGATGTGAATATTAATTCGCCGGCAGCAAAGGCTGCCTACGATATCGCCATTTCTAACAGAAAGGGAAAGTTAAGGCCAATCCCTTACAGAGAAGGACAACAAGAAAATTCATTAGCATATGCAATGGATCCGTCGAGTAATTCGGGCAGATCTCGTGTAGCTAATGTTTTTTCAACTGCATTGTATTCGACATTGGATGCAAGTCTTCAGTCAGTAAAGTTGGTTGTTAAAGGAGACCCGTACTGGTTATTTCCGCGCAATATAAACCCAAATGTAGAGGTATTGCCATATAAATCAAAAATGAATCCAGCAGATGCAATAAACGCAATTAGAGGCACTCAGGATACAACAGCAGTTAATTTATTTGGATCTGATAATTTTATTGTAATACGTTTTCGTACTCCGAGAATCTATGATCAGGTTATTGATTCAATGGATCCGTATACCGAGGTTGAAACCTTTAGTGGTGTCTACAAGGTTATAACTATCGTAAGCAAATTTGAAATGGGTAAATTTACTCAAGAATTAACCTGTATTTTGGATCCTATGATTAATTTATCTGACTTCTTAAAAGATATTGAGGAGTCGAGTGGAAAATCCAGAACACCGCTGGCTGCTGCAGACACATCAATTCCATCTACTGCTAAGAAGTCAGATAGATTATCAACAACCAATATTACAAAAGGTAAGGCTTCGTAATGGCATATCTAAATACACACGCAAGAACAACATCGCCGACAAAAAATGACTTATTTCAGCCTGCAGGTCGCGCACCCGCGCTTTTCGGCGTCTTTGTTGGTTTTGTTAAAGATACAGCTGATGTACAAAAAAATGGTAGATTAAGAGTATGGATTCCTGAATTAGGATCTGCGCCCGATAACGAAGAAGGTTGGGTGATTGTAAACTATTGTTCACCGTTTGCAGGCGCAACAAACATTGACACAACAAGTTCAGCTGATACTCAGACGTTCGAAGGTACGCAAACATCTTATGGAATGTGGATGGTACCGCCAGATATCAATAATCAGGTATTAGTAATGTTTATTAACGGTGATCCTTCGAGGGGCATATGGATTGGGTCATTATATAACCAATTTATGAATAGCATGGTTCCGGGCATGGCTGCTAGTACAAATAATTATCAATACCAAGGTAAACTTGTTCCTGTTGCTGAATATAATAAAAATGATACAAAAGTAACTCACCCAGATCAGACATCCAGACCATATCAGGCGACAAAATTTAAAGGATTAGGTAATCAGGGATTAATAACTGATCCTAATAGAGGAGTAACCGATTCTAGTGCTCGACGCGAATCGCCCAGTCAGGTATTCGGTATTATTACACCGGGGCCGGTTATCACAAAAAATGTTGATGCTGAAAAAATTCGCAGAAAAGGTGGATCATCATTTATAATGGATGATGCCGAAGGTAGTGAATATGTACAACTTACTACTAAATCTGGTGCACAAATAAACATCAACGAAACAAATGGGTTTATCTATTTAATCAATCGCGATGGTACTGCATGGGTACAAATGGACCAAAAGGGCAATATTGATATTTTTGGTGCAACCAATATCTCTATGCGTGCACAGAGAGATTTCAACATTCGAGCAGATAGAAATATTAATATTGAAGCTGGTCAGAATATATACATGAAGGCAGCTAAAGATACAAAAGAATCTACGACAACATTTACCTATGATGTAAATAATATCCCAAAAACTTCAAATATACCAGCATGGAATTACATGGGTGAAGGGTTAGGGGATGGTGGCAATATTGTAATCCAGGCACAAAATAATACACATACCACAGTAAAGAATAACACATATCTTTCAATTGGTGCAAGTTTAGAAGTTAAGGTTGTCGGAACAATCAACGAAAGTGCTAATGCATATAAGCTAACCGCAGCGGATATTCTCAATGTTGGTCCTACACACATTAAAGGTACACTCAACGTCGAATCTTCAGTCAACTTCGGCAGTACATTGGGGGTCAACGGTTCTGTTAGTGCAGCAAGCGGAAGCTTTTCTGGCAGTGTTAATGCAACCGATGGTAGTTTTAGCGGAACAGTTAGCGGAAACACTGGTAGTTTTGCAGGAAATGTTGCTGGGTACTTCTTAGGCGTATTTCCAGGCCCCGGTGCTGGTACAACTGGTGCTGCTGGTACAGCAGGCACAGCAGGACCCGCAGTTTCTGTACCAACAGCACCGATTCCTGCCAGTGCAGAAATTAAACCCATGATTGATAAAATTAATATCTTAGCAACATGGGCCGATATGGATTCTAAATTCAAAAGGAATGCAACCGCAGTTCAAACCACTGTAACAAGATTTCCAACTTACGAACCTTGCCCAGAACATGATGCATTTACCTACAAGAGTATCTCAGGGTATGTTCCAATTTCAACACAAGGCGACATAACCTACGAAGGCTCGGGCGGCGCCGGTGGTGGTGCTGCAACATCCCCTGTGACTAATACGACACCGGGTGCAAACAACACAGAAATTGTAGCAGAAACACCAGTTGATACTATAGTAACAAAAGACTTCAATATGGCAGCTTATGAATGCCAATTAAAAATACACGAGGGTGTCAGATATTCAACCTACCTTGATTCTTTAGGGTTACCAACCGGCGGCATTGGCCATCTATTAAGAGCAAACGAAATACCCGTGTATCCAGTCCCAACCTCGACACCAAGCCCACTGGTATCGAATTGGTTTAATCAAGACGCGCCAATATCAATCAAAGGTGCTCAAGAGTTAATCGGCATTGATACATGGGGAGACCTTTCGGATGTAAGAAAACGCGCATGCGCTGACTTATGCTATAACATGGGTAAATCACGTTTATCGAAATTTAAGAGATTTATTGCTGGAATAAAAACCGGCGATTGGAATTTAGCAGGGCAATCATTAAGAGATTCGGTGTGGTTTACTCAAGTCGGCAGACGCGGGCCTAATATTATAACTATGATTGTACAGAATGTTGATCCAAACGGTTGTGATAAGAAATTTCCACCACAATAAAACATCCATATAATTTTCTTGATAAATAACAAAAAGAGAATTATATGGCATCCAATCAATCAGGTTTAGTACAACAAAATCAAATTACAAGAGTTCCGTACTTTGTTGGTTTCAACACGGTCGGCCAATCAAGCCCACCTTATTCATTAACCAATATAGATTTAGTGAAACGAGATATTAATAATCATTTTGCAACACCAATAGGATCAAGAGTAATGTTGCCGGGTTTTGGCACAAATATCTATAATTACTTGTTTGACCCATTTGATGAATATACAAAAAACGCAATTATTGAAGATGCAGTTCGAGTAGTAAATTCCGACCCACGGGTTGAATTGATTAATATTGATGTGTATCAGGAAGATCAGGCATTAAATATTGTAATGGTATTATTATTTCAGCCGGAGGCAATTACCGATAATATGTTTGTTACCTTCTCATTGAAAGACCGAGAAACATTCTGATGAATTATAATAAGATTTACAACAAATTAATAGAAGTGGCTCATAATAGAACTATAGATGGTTACAGTGAGATTCATCATATTATACCAAAATGTATGGGCGGTACCGATATATCGAATAACTTAGTACAACTTACTGCACGAGAACACTTTATTGCCCACCTATTATTGGCAAGAATATACGGTGGTAAGATGTGGCATGCTGCTCATATGATGAGTAATATGAAAAGATACAGTAGTCGTATATATAAGAAAGTAAGAGAAGAACATGCAAAAGTCTCTCGGGAATTGCAAGTAGGCAAAATTATTTCGCCCGAAATTAGAAAGAATATGTCCTTAGCGCATCAAGGACAGATATCGTGGGCAAAAGGTCAATCCTTTACTGACGAGCATAGACAAAACCTTAGTAAAGCACTTACCAGAAGAAAACTTCCTGACGAAGTGCGTAAGAAAATGGGAGAATCAAGAAAAGGGCACGCAGTAGCTGATTCAACCCGAGCAAAAATTTCTGAATCTAATAAAGGTTGTGTTAGCAGCATGGCAGGAAAGCATCACCGAGACGATTCTAAAATTAAATCCTCGGTGTCAAACAGGCAAGCCCATTTGGGCAAAAAAAGAAAGTATAATCACGATGGTACATGGTACTGGTTGTTCCCGGAGAAAACATAATGTCAGAAAGTATTCGCCAATCTAACTTGTTCGCGGCAGAAGATTATAAGAAAATATTTAAAGCTTACCAATTCATTGATTATACTGCGTATGACTTTGACACATTAAAGCAGGCATTAATAAATTATGTTCAAACATATTATCCAGAAGATTTCAATGATTATATTGAAAGTTCTGAATTTATTGCAATTATTGAACTCATTGCCTATCTTGGTACTAGTCTTGCTTTCAGAACAGATTTAAACAGTCGTGAAAATTTCATTGACACAGCCGAACGTAGGGAAAGTATTATTCGCCTGGCGCAAATGGTTAACTATGTGCCTCGTAGAAACATACCTGCAAGTGGCATGTTTAAGATTGCAGCCGTTCAAACTAATCAGCCATTAACGGATGCCAACGGTGTTAATATCAATGATCTAACAATCTTCTGGAACGACCCAAATAATCCAGATTGGTTTGATCAATTTATTCAAATTAGCAATGCTGCATTTAGCTCGCTAAACCCATTTGGTCGACCAACAAAAAGCGGAACTATTGGTAGTATCAATACAGATTTATATCAACTCAATAGTGTATTAAGACAAGCAGTAACCTACTCTACATCTATTAACGTTAATGGTCAACAATATCCGATTGACATTTGCAATCCAGATTTTATTACAAATGAAACTATATTTGAACGTGACCCCGATCCGTTAAATCCGTTTAATTTTATCTATAGAAATGATAGCTTAGGTGTAGCTTCTGCCAATACTGGTTTCTTCTTATATTTTAAGCAAGGCAATCTAATAAACATCGACACAAATTTCGATTTTCCTGTGCCAAACAGAGTTTTCCCGATTGATATTCAGAATGTTAATCAGGATGATGTTTATGTACAAGAAACAGATCAGGCAGGTAACGTTATCAATAAATGGCTAAGAGTACCTGCTTTGGCTGGCGAGAATATTATCTATAATAGTATCCAATTCTCTCAAAGAAATATTTTCGATGTTATATCTGGTGCTAATGATACCATTACAATTCGTTTTGCTGATGGTAATTTCGGCAATGTCCCAACTGGTTTATTTAGAACGTGGGTTCGTGTAAGTGCCAATCAGGCTCTTGTAATTCGTCCAGATAACGCGCAAGGCCTACAAATAAGTATTCCTTATATTGGATATGATCAACAACAATATACATTAGTTGTCACTTTTAATCTCGAACAGACAATCGGTAATGCTGCACCTTCTGAGACTGACGAACAGATTAAATTACGTGCACCAGAAGTATTCTCGACACAGTCCAGAATGGTTAATGGTAGTGATTATAATGTTTTACCGTTGGTATACGGAAATCAGATTGCAAAAATTCAGGCAATTGATAGAACATATAGTGGACAAAGTCGATACATTGATATTAACGATCCAACAGGTTTTCAT